GCCATTGGCAACTTCAACCCGTTCGGCACTGGTTGGGGTGATGTCGGTAACCAGAGCTTGCTCTGGGGCGCCGGTTTCGATTCTCGTTATGACAACATGTTGACCTATGTCACGCCTGATTTTGCGGGCTTCAAGGTCTACGCCCAGTACTCCTTCGGTGAAAACGGTCACGAAAACAAGTCGTCCACGAACCGTTACGCGGCTCTCGGTGCCACCTACACCGTTGGCGGCCTCAATGTTATCGGTATTGTTGATACGATCAATAAGAAGTCTTATGACTCCACTACCAAGACGACCAGTGATGTCGATGACACGTATCGTGTTACGGTGGGCGGTTCTTATGACTTCGGTATGGTCAAACCCTTTGTTGCCGTTGGCTACTTTAAGGACGGCAAGATCGGTGACTTGCTCGGTACGTGGGCCGCAGAGGCCAACCACAAGGCCAATCTTGACCGCTACTATGACGGTTACGGCTTGACGCTCGGTGCTTCTATGCCTGCTTTCGCCGGCACGGCTCATGCCATGGTTGGTTACATGGATGCCGAATATGCTTCTGAAGCAAACGGTACTGTCATGTCGGGCCGCCAGATCGATGTCACCCGCTTTGTCCTTGGTGCTGGCTACGAATATCCGCTCTCCAAGCGTACCCTTGTTTATGCCGACCTTGGCTACTTTAAGGATGAGGTCGATGCGGCAAACGATAAGTTCGACTATAAGCCTGAAGCCTATCAGGCCGCTGTTGGCCTCGTCCACAAGTTCTGATCGAGCACTTACTACGAAGGCGTGACGTTCTAGCGAGAGACCTTCTGTCACGCCTTCACCGCCCGTAAGATGCGCCCCCGCTGGATGCCTCATTTCCATGCGGGGGCGTTTTTGTATCTCTCCTCAGAAAAGGACGTTGTACAGCCACGTGCAGAGCACCCCAGCAATGAAGCCGACCGGTCCCCAGAAGAGGCGCGTCTTGCGACGCGTCTCCGCATCGAGCAGAGCCTTCTGGGCCTCAACCTTGGCGATGAGCTCGTCCGTCACTTCCTCGACCTTGACGCCGAGTTTGTCGAGCCATTCCTTCACTTCTTCCTTTGTCATTTCAGTCACCTTCTCCTTCAGCGCCTCTTTCAGCGCCTGGACAATCAAATTCCACATATGAAAAAACCGCCCGAAGGCGGTGTGCTAAAGTTACATTTATGACTCATGCTCACGGCCGATTCGCCCGTGAGCCATTTTTGCATCCTTATTAAAAATGCTTCAAGATGTTACCCCCCCCCGATCGGTTACTGAAACCCCAAAAGTAGCAATCGTTGTTCCTGTCTACAACGTCGCTCCGTATCTGCGCGAATGCCTTGATTCGCTTTTGGCGCAGACCTATAACAACTTCACCGTCTTTGCTGTTGACGACGGCTCCACCGATGAGTCTGGCGCAGTCCTTGATGAGTATGCTGTGAAAGATCCGCGATTTATCGTGATCCGACAAAAAAACGGTGGTATCTCTGCAGCCAGAAACGCCGCGCTCGATCGCATTGAACGAGATGGAACCTTTGAATATGTAGCGTTCGTTGACAGCGATGACAAGGTGTTACCGGATTTCTTAGCCCACCTCACTCAAAACGCTTTTCGAACTCATGCTGACATCACTGTTTGTGGCTTCTTCAAATTTAACGACGAAGGACGGACGAAAATAGAAGGCGTCATCCAGCCAGCGAGAACCGTCGACAGAGAGGAATTCGTCGAGCTTATTTTCTCTATGTTGCGATGGGAAAAAACCTGTGGCGCAGGCGGAATGGTTTGGAAGAAACTTTTTACAGCCTCTTCTATAAAAGGCATTCGATTCCCATCAAACCGAGACACGCTTGAGGATGAAATCTTTTGCCTACAGGCTACTCTCCGCGCCAAAATTTTTTCATATCTCCCTGAAACGTTATACGCTTACCGTCAGAGACCTGATTCAATCATTCGCAGTGAAAGATTTGCTTGGCAAATGTTCAAAGGGAGAGCTCTTTGTGTAGATATCGCCAAAAGACTTTCAGACCGTTCTGCAATGGTTACCGCCTCCGCATTTGCCGACGCTGCCGTTAATCTATTCAAAGATGCTCAATCCTTCCCCGTGGTCGATCTGAAGCCATATAAGGCTCTCGTTTCGGAAGCAGCAGAAAATGGAATCATTCGTTCCAAAACATTTAAGCGTTATATGCTTTTCTGCGATTCCCCATCGCGAGCCAGGTTCTTCCGTTTAAAACGCAAAGTTCTTAAGACAATCCAATTTTGGAAGGAAGAATCAAAAGTAAAGTCTATAAAACTTACGAAGTAAACCACATCCTGCCCCTTCTTCACAGGAAGGGGCACAAACTTACCTACTTTATAGTGCGATTGAGAACAGATGGTACCTCAGGCCACACCACTTCACGAGGGAAACCTTCTGTCCCGAAGCGCCTGACGGTAAGCCATGACAGCTGCCTTGTCCTCATCAGACAGAGGGTAGTCTGGCATGGCGAGGTAGTCCGTCTCTGCGATCTTCATGTCACGTTCAGCTCGTACCTGAGACGCGAGTTCGTCGAGGGTAGGCGCGGGGACTGCGACGATCTGGGGACGGTCTTCAAAAGCCCTCTGTAATTTTGCGCCCGAGAGCTTTTTTCTATTACACAAGACGAATTACTGTACAAGCGATAGTTCAGGATACTTTTGAAGAGCCTCCTTAAGTACAGGAATGTGGTGGTGCCCCTTTGGTCCTTAGGCCCCAAAGGGGGTTGCCTGGCGTTCCCCGCGAACCACCTCATAATATCCTAGTCACATCTGCAAGGCTTACCGAAAGCGCCTCGGGCTCATATGCCAACCACTCGTCAAAATACGTCCAGTCGACATGATTCCCCCAATGTTTAATTACTGAACCTTTAGGAATCCAGCCATAATCGTTAAATTCAAGCGTTCCTCGACTTTGACTGCTGTTCAACAATACTTCTCCAGAAGGCGCTACGATCTGAACCGTATGATTCCCATCGCCGTATGAATTTTTCCAAACAAACCTTTTTAAATAACAAAGCTTGTTGATAGTTTGCGTTGACGGGGGCTGTCTTCCTGTGCTAATTGACACCTTCGCCGATGTATTTGGTTGAAAAATATACATACCTTCTCCATTTGAAACCAACAATAGTTTACTGGCAAACATCACCTTCCCCTATTATTGTTTTAGCATCTGAAACGTTGCCTCCTTCTCTGGCTGCTTCAGCAGCACTGCGGGCACTTCAGGCCATTGAACGCTGTGCGGGAACGGTTCCTGTAAGGTCACGTCACGCAATGCTTGCCGGTAGTTCTTGACTGCCTCCAAACCTTTCTCTGTCGCGGGATAGTCGGGCATCATGTAGAAATCCGACTCTTCAATCAGGCGGTCGCGACGGGAGCGAATTTGCGCCGCTTTCTCTTCTACGGTCGGCTCTGGTGCCGGCTGCTCTTCTTCCTCTGTATAGGCCACCCCGAACTGTGCCCAGAATTCAACCTTGCCTTCCTCGGGAGCTTCGCCGAAGCACACGCGATCTTGATTGAAGACCTCTTGTCGAACCTTCCATTCGGACTGGTAGGCAACACCCTTGTAAGTCCACGTCTTGATCATTTATCAGCCCCCAAACTTTGTAAAATTAGCGACGCCAAATGTGCCGTACCATGCAAGTGTCACAAGGCCCTTAGCGAGGGTAGGCGCAGAACCGCTCCATGCCCACGACGTGCCGAGGATGATCGTTGCCCCGCCGTTCAGAGCTACAACCGTAATC